TGTATTAGTAGAAGCAGACTTTGTAGGATATTCTTTAATAATCAGTTTGCCTTTTACATCTTTAACGCCATTCCAAACCATATCTTTTTGATCTTTTACGTCTGTTAAAGAAATGCCAGTAATACAAGAGTCGTAGCGCAGAGCAACGACTTTATCCTGTAATTCAAGCGTATAATGTACTACGTTTAATCCTGCCTGTAGCGCCATAGCTCCTAGATGAACCAACGCCATGCTTTTACCAGCACCTGTAGGAGCGATAACAACACCAAGTTCACCACGACCAAGACCGCCCTTGGTAATATTATCAATTAATTCCCATCCAGTACTAACTGGATTTCTAGCTTTCAATTCAAAGCGTTTTTCAAAGTCAACAATAAAATCATAACCATGATTATTATCCGTTCCTAACTTAAGAGCATCATTAATAATTTTGCTGATTTCATCATAGGATGAGTTTTGAATAAGTCCAACACTTTTGATCATAGCCTCCTTAAGCTTTTGCTTCTTACAAAAATCAAGAGAAATATCTTTGATATGTTGTTCGCCATCTAAACTAAATTCATTGCTACTAATTCTAGCATAAAAATCACGAACTTGCTTTTGTAGCAATTCATTTTCTTTTTCTAATTCAGTACGTAAAATAGTTGTAATTGTATCCCGCGATGGATGCGTTCCATATTTACGACGATAATCAAAAAGTCTTTCTACAAACACACGCAAATATTTTAACTCAAGGAAGTTGATATCTAGAACTTCGCTAATTTGGTCAGCAAATGCTCTATCATCCAGCATTAGCTGAACAAGATTCTCTTGAAACTTTGTACCATATCTCTCAAATGTCGGCGCTTCATTTAAAAATTGGCTCATTAGCAATTCTCCAAAACAATCTTCTGCATGTATCCAAACAACTCTTCTAGATTAACCTCTCCAAAACCATCTTTCAACATCATTTTTATTATTTCTGTTTTATTAAAAGTACACTCGCTATTTTCAAGTGTGTAATTAATTTTTTCTACATCTTGTATAGAAACATTTGGGATGGCTAATTGCATAATTTTGTAATTATCAATTATCTGCTGTTCATTTTCTATAATGCTGCTATAAACTTTTATTTCGGAATCTATATTTTTACAATAATCTATAACATCTTTAATCATCAGGTTTTTTTGTTCTTTTAAGATCGGTAATCTTTTAGCAACTGTTGGGATACCAATACCACCAACGCCGTCCAGATTATCGCTTTTATCACCACAAATGGCTCGTACCAAACAGAAATTAGAAGGGTGAATGCCATATTGTTCTACAATTCTATTTGTATTCAAAATTTCCTCTTTTACTGGACGGTATAATACTGTACTTTCATTACAAAGTTGAATGAAATCTTTATCGTTTGAAACAATAATTTTATTATAGTTTTGCAAAGATTGGTGTTGCACAATTGCAGATATCAAATCATCTGCTTCTACGCTATCTAGCAGCAATTGTATAAGTGGCATATTATTTAGATATTCTACTAGTCTAGTCATCTGCCATATTTTATTTTTTAATTCCTGATTTTCATCAAGTAACTGCACATTGCGATTAAGACGTAATGGTTTGCGACCATTCTTATAATTCTTATTCATAATTCTACGCTTAGTAGAACCACCCTTGCCATCCCAACAAATTACTATCCTATTTGGGTTAGTAAACTTTGCTAACTTTTGTAAGCTTTTAATAAAACCGAAAATACCACCAATAGGTTCACCATTGGTGGCAATAGAAGGATTAACGGTATAATTTCTTAAATACAAATTATTTGCATCAATAACTAATATACGTTTTTTATCCATCTAATCCTCAAAACTTGTAAGTACCAACGGTTTCATTATCAACAGTATAATATACCTTACGAATACCACGCTCTTCCATAACTGCGTGGCACATATTACATGGCTTGCTAATACGGGCGTCTTCGCCGTTCTTAGAACAGCGAGCAACATACATAATAGCACCCTTAGTGACGTGTCTAGGAATATTTAAGAGCGCCTTGATTTCCGCATGGTACGTGGCATTTCCCTTTTCTTCAGGTCGGTAATCCTTTCCAACTGAACAATACCGCTCTGAATTGACTCCCAAGCCAATAATGGCACCACCGCGCACAAGAACCGCACCATGTCTAAAATTACCATACGTAGAGCTAACAGCAAGCTTTCTAGCTAGCTGGAAGATACCTCCGTACTTTTTTAGATGCCTCCCCTCTTGTAATTTGGTTATCAGGGATCTCGTTGTGCTTCTTCGTATAGCTCGTCGTCGTATCCGTATCCATATGTAGCTCCTTGGTAAGTGTGTGTATAATAGCAAATTAAACTGCAATGTCAAACTGTTTCCGCATCTGTAGAACAGCAAGATTTTTCATCTTTGCTTCTACATCAACATCAACAAGATTATCACGAATAGCAGCTAGCTGTAAATCAGGAACATAGTGAATATAATTAGAATGCGTTCTACGTTGTGTATAGGAGCCATTTTCCATTCCCGGTTCTGTATTTGAAATGTGCTGTAATGGTTTAATCTTTCCCCACGTTTTAGTTGTCTCAAGAAATGCATCTACGAAAGATAGATCATTGCTTCCAAAAGTATAGTGATGAGAATCAAAGACGACAGGAATACCAGTTTTTTCGTGGACATTTAGTAGCTCCTTTACATTGTAACACTTTTCATCATTTTCAAGAGTCAAACGCTTCTTGACATTATCTGGAAGGGCAGAATAAGTTTGTGCAATTTTATCTGCACGGTCTTTCTTGCCACCGTGAATATTAATTGCATAATAGGGAGTTTGTTCAAATCCCATCATATCAAAAATCCATGCATGATATTCAAGTTCACGAATGCTATTTGCAATTACTTTGTCGCTATCACTAGAGATTACAGTAAATTGACCGGGATGGCAAGTAACACGAATATTATTTTTATGGAATAAGCCACCAAGATAAGCAAGTTTGTTCTTTAATGAATAATCATTCTTAGCTAGATCGCTGCAAAACTCAAACAGAGGAAATAGCGTACTTGTAAGTCTAAACGACTTGATGTTATTTTCTACAAGCTTAGGAAAAATCTTGATGTGTTCATCAACATTATTATGATAAGTTTCAATAATTCTTTCTTGAGAATATTTACCGGACTTGTAAGTACCAAGTTGCAACATTTTCTCATCAATAAGATTCACAATCTCTTTGGTGCCATTCCGCTTAGTTCGTTCCTCGATCCACTGACAACAGATGCTAAGACCCATAGTACCTCCAAAAGAAAACCGCACCAGCTATTCTACACTGGTGCGGCCAAGATTGTCAACAGATACTAATTTGCTTCTTCTTCGCCACCTTCAATATTATAGAAGTTCTTTGCATCACCTTCGCGGGTGTCAAACTTAACAATTACTTCCCGGTCCATAATATCAAGAACAGCTTTCTTGAAAGATTCCTCTTTCATAAATTCTTCCCAATTACTTTGTTGGAATTTCTTTGGTGTACCAGCAATATCCATTTCATACCATGCACCCATTTGTTTGATAAATGGTTTCACGGCTTCAAAGATACTTTCATTATCTAACACCCCAACGCTTCCACCCCACATAATCTTGAATAAACATTCGCGTCCTGCTGTACCGAAACGGGATTTTTCAAGCCGTGCTTTAACTTCGCTACCAATTTTATAACCACGTTCATCAATAACGTAGCTGTCTTTTGCCTTGCGACCAGTTAACCAAACACGCAAGCTATACGCATAGGAAAGTGCTTTACCACCCGGAGTAGTATAACGTTCGCTATCTGTAGCATACTTAATATTTTGTACTTGCAGATTTGTTTTTAATTGATTAAGAACAAGAAGTGTACTTTGGCTATTAGCAATTGGTTGGATAAGCTTAGATAAACCTTTTGCAAGTATGCGTGGCTTAACTGCCATTGAAGATTGTGGATCAAAGTCACCATCAAGATCAGTCTTGCTTGGCGTGAGCGCCATAGAATCCCAAATAAATAACATTCTATTTTGGTTGTTCTTCAACAAATCCTCAATGCTTTCAAGAACAAATTCTACACTTTCTGCTTGTGTATAAAGTACTCTTGAAATATCACAACCAGCTTTTGTCAAGAATTCTGGATCTATCGCGCTTTCGGAATCAAAATAAATAACATCAATTCCCATCTTTTGAGCATTAGCAGCAATTTGTGCAGCCATATAAGATTTGCCGCTGCCTTCTAGGCCAGCTAGTTCTGTTACTTTACCTACTGGAATGCCTGCGAGCTTACCACGACAAATAATTGAATCCAACCATCTTGAACCAGTTGAAATCCATTCGGTTACTTCTGTTGGATTATCTTCTTGCAAATCAAATGCAACTTCACGACCACTTTTTTTATTTAACAACTCTCTTAATTGATCAATAGATACTTTTCCTGCTGATTCTTTATTTTTGTTTTTTGCCATTGACATAGTTTCTCCTAAAAGAAGAGGGAACAAGTTTTACCCTGTTCCCTCTTTATACTATACATTCATTCTGCTGTTCAGTTATTGAGAAAGTAATTCTGCAAACGCAGAATCAACAGGATTTGCAGCTTTTACAGCAGCAAACTTCTTTGTTTCAGAAGAGCCTGCTTCGGCTTCTTCATCAGTTGTACCAGCTAGATGTTCATCAAGAATAGCTGCTACTTCTTCAGTTGTCTTACGAGTATGCAAAGCGTCAAAATCAGGAAGCGATTCTAGCAATTCCTTGCAATCTTCATCACTACCTTGGCAAAGCTTGCTGGTCTTACGCGCTGGCGTTACCTTGGTTGTTGGGTAAGATGCACCGGGAACTTTATTAGCGGCAATGGTCAAATCAGTACCGTTTGTTGTATCGGTGATATCACCATAGTCTGGATTGAGAACAAGGTTGATAAGATCTTGATATACAAGCTTACCATAACCCCAGATCTTTACACCTTCCTTCTCTTCTCCACGAACGACGATTGGAGAAAAAAAACGCTGTCTTGGAAGGAACTTCTTAGCCATCTTAGAGCTTTCTTCGTCTTTCTCCTTATAGAGCTTGCTTGCAAAATCACAGACAGGACAAGAATCACTAAAGTTTTTCTTTGGGCAAAGGAAGCCACCTTGTGAACCGATTTCATAGTGAAACCAATATTCCTTAAATGGATCTCCGTCAGGCGTTGGAACTACACGAAGAGAATACGTTTGTCCCTCTTTTGGACTCCAAAAGTTTGTCTTGTTGCTACCACCCTTGTTTTGCAATGCATTCAACTTAGACTTCATCTTTTTTAGATCAATACCCATTTTACTTCTCCTTTATATATCAACCGGCAAATCTCCCGGTTGATGGCTAGACTCTAACACGGTCTGCATTAGAGTTACAACAGTTTTAAAAATCTTGTATAAATTTTGTATGCGCTACTACGTAGCAATAATTTTTTTCGTTATTTGTAGAGTGTATGGTATATGAAATTTTTGTGTTGTCAACTGCTTTATTTTTCATATTTTCTTTTATTAATTTAAATAGTTTGCTATCTGTTTTTAATGCATTTTCATTAATGATAAAATTATAGCATTTATCATCTGTATTGTTAAACTTAAATAACATTTTTTCATTATCATTTTCTAAATCATAAAAACCAAAAGTGCATATTCTAGAAACATCTTTTGGAGAATAATAATTGTTAATTACAGGTTCTTTATTATTCAAAGAATTTATTGAAATATAAGTATTATATATTAATAATAAATAATTTTCATACCAATCCGAAATTGGTATTTCTCCTAAAAAATCCTCTAATTGCGAACCATCTATAAGATAAATTTTTTTAAATAATCCAGACCTAGTATATTCTTGAAACACATTGAATGCAAGTTTATCAACTAAATTAACATTAAAACTTTTTACAGGTTTTAAGTACATAATACTGATACATTTTTCTTTTATATTTTTTAATATAGAAAGCGATGCACTCAGTACATCACAATCACCAGAAGTTATAAATAATATATCTTCTGTACAATCTGATAAAAAATGACTTAGATCGGGACAATTTTTTTCATAATCTTCTGGTGTTCTTTGTTTAGGGAGAGAAAAACAATTTTGTCCTTCTATATCTTTATCAATTAATTTAACCTTATAAGCATTGTTTTTTTCAAAAAGCTCACCAACATCACATGCTTTTGGTCCAAGACAAATAACTGTTTGCATTATTCAACCTTTAAATTTAGCTTTTTCATTTCACCAAAGTTTTTTCCTGCTTTAATATTGACAGGAAAAATACCATATGGTGTGTCTTGCAAAATTTTAATTATATCAATAAGATTATTTTTTTCGTCTTCTGTTATATCTAATACTAATTCATCATGAATCATAAATGCAATAAAAGACTTTTTATTTTGTAGATAATCATCTACTTTAATTATTTGTCTGTGAAATAAATCAATGAAAGTTGATTGATTTAAATATGAAATTGCATGATGCTCATCCGCCTCTATATTTCTATTAAATGGAGTTTTAACTATTCCATTAATCCAATAATCATTTTTTAATTTTTGTTTATTAAAGATATTAGATAAACGAATATCATATTTCAATGCATTTAATGAATTAGAATTATAAAGCCATGATGTTGTAGTTTGTTTTGCATCTGCTCTATTCAATTCATTATTATAAACATTGGCTATTGTCCAATCATGGAAATCGCCAAATGGTTGTTGTTTACCAGCCAAAGCAAGAGCAGTACGTATTTCTGCTGCATTCATATCAAAACTAATAAACCAATCGTTATTTGGTAACAAAATATTTCTATATTGCTTTGGAAAAGTTAAAATAGGAAAACTATCTTTTTCTACAGTTAGTCTTCCAGTTACACTTCCAAAGATATTATAATTAATATAATTTTTATTACTACAAATTTTCTTATAAAATGCATCAGCAGAATCTTTATACAACTTATTATGCATGTTTTCTAAATTTATATTAAGATTTCTGTATTTTATATCGGTAACAAGTTCAATAAACCTTTTATAAAAATTATATTCTAACGGTTTATCATGTGTCTCAAAAACATGTTTAGTGATATTATTTTTTACTTCACAATATTTAGATAATATCTTTTTCGGTACTAAATCAAAAAAACAATTTTCTTTTAAATTAATTTTTGCACTATTGCAAGCCAAAATGTGATTTTTAATCACATTAGTAGCCTGTTCCCAATCATTTTTAAATTGACTAGGGCACACATCATCTAAGCTTTTACCATTGCAATATAGTTCAGCAAATTGAATATTTCTATTTTTTAAAAATGCTGAATATGACCATGTTTTGTCAATGTCATTTGGAAGTATAGAATTAAATAACAAATTATTTTTATAATAAATTCCAACACATTCATTTTTATCATCAAGAGTTTGAAATATCACATATACCTCTAAATAATTATATTTGGCATACCGGCATTACTAGCAGACAAGTCTATGTCATTGGTTTTAGCTTGTAAAGCTCTATAAAAAACTACATGATTATAAGATTTAAAATAATCATTAACAAATTTAGTCGCAAATCCAGTAAAATTTCTATTTGGGTGTTGAAAATAAACAGAAGCTTGTCTAGTAATATTATCAAATTCTTGCTGTGTAAGACCTCTTCTTGTTTCTATATTTTTAAAATATGTATACAATCTTAACCAATAATAATTAGGAAAAGTTTTAAAATATTTTTCTCTTGTAACAACATATCGTCTAGAAACATTACTGTTTATTTTAACGTTTTCCATTAATTGTTTATAAGTTAAATTATTTAAATCATTAAAATAGTATTCATTATCTAATATAAAATACAAATATGCTTGATAAAAATATTCTTTTAAATATTGCAAATCATCAAGATAAGCTTTTTTAAAATAATTTCTAAATATCTCATCAGGAGAAGCAATATTATTTTTTTCTAAATATGGTCGCATCGCAGGAGAATTAATATCAGCTAATAATCTCCAAGGAATATTTTGATCTATTTTAAATCCAAATCTCAAACAACCTCTTTGAAAAGTAGCAAATTCTGGTGTATTTAAATATTTATTATATTTTAATAAATCATCATCTGCTCTATCAGTTTTTATATCAAACATCATACCACTAGGAAAATAAGAAAAAAAGTTATGTAATACAAGACTAGATTTTGTTACTACACGACCATAATTTATTTGTCTTTTTAAAAATTCAACAAATAAATTTGTAAAAGATTTATAATCTATAATAGAATTATTAAGTACTTTATTCGTTATGGATTCTTGTTTAAAGGTTTCAATATAAATATTTAAATAAGAAACAACAACAGTATTTATATCAGTAAACCCTTTAGTAATATTAAAATTCATCAAAGGACTGTCTGCTGAGACTTTACCTAGAGTTACTGAATTAAAGCAATAATCTTTAAAATCTTTATAAGCATCAGCAACAAAGTTTAACAGTTTTATATCTCCGCTAGCGTTTGCTACTGAAACATCTACAAAGCCTAAATCTTTGCTTTTAGGAATAATAATATCACCTTCTTTGTCAATACAACCAAACATGGAATTTTCCATGTAAGTGTTGGCAAACGGAACAATACCGTTATAGTTTAAAACGTTGCTATCTTCTTCGGGAATAATAGTTGCAGTTAATTTAATTTCAGGAATATAATGTTCTGTATAATTTTTTCTATATTCAAAAAGAGAGCTTTTTGAGACAGTTGAATTTTTTCCTAATCCTTTTGGTAATACGCTCATAAATTTACTCCAAAATTACAATCTTGATCTTGGATTAGCTGTTCTATCATCCAATGCTTTTCTTCTTTCGTCGGCTGCGCGTTCCAATCTTTCTTTTTCATTTTTTTCGTTTTTATAAGCTTGTATCTGTTCTGTAGAGCGAAAAGGAGAAGTTGGGGATTTAATTTTTTTATTTTTTATACCAACTAGATTACCGTCTTTATCATATGCTCTATGAGAATAGAATATACATTTCATGCTAGTTTCAAAACCACTGTCATTTATATTAGTACTAACATTTATTACTTGATAATAGCCGCCTAATCCAATTTTATCTTCTAAGTCGGTTTCTCTTGTGGTATCTCTAACAGCATAGCCAAAAGTTGGTTCAATATAAATAAAATCACCGGGTCTAAATATATTATTGCCAAACATTGTTATGTTTGCATCATATACCTGCTTTATCAAACCTTGTTTTAAATTACCTTCTTGAGCCGCAACGCTTTCACGATAAAATCGATTGTCTGTAGCATTAAAAGTAATTTTTTTAACTATACCTTTATCTGCGCCTATTCTAAAATGAAATACTTTATTAAGAGTATCATCTTTGTCATCACCTTTTAATTTTTCTGGTACTTGAGTAGAGCAATAGATAAATAAATAATCTACTGTTTTTTGTGGTGGATCATTAATTGTTCTATCTTGCAATCTAATAAGATCATTTACTTCATTATCGGTTAATAAAGGATATTGTTTATTGCCTATTTCTTGAGGTAGCATTTTAAATATAGGATCTTTTCCACCTTCTTCTGCCTCTACGGTTAAAGAAAGCATAGAATATCTTATATTAGAATTTATTGCTACACTCTCGCCAAATACGGCTGGCGAAACAGCTGGAATAATTAAATCAGAAACAACGTCTTTTAAAAAAGACATAACGGTATACACTTCTCTTTGTGGTTTAACTAATTTATTTAGTAGGAAATTTTGTAAATAATCTAAACAAATAGGAACATCTGCTAAATTCATTATAATACTTCCTGTTTTTGAAGTTGTACTAGCAGATGACATACCAGAAAACATTAAAGGTATTTCAACTTGCACATTTCCTAAAATAATTCTTGGTATGCTTTCTTTTGGAAATATTAATTGCAAACATTCCAAAGCAGAATCCAACAAATCGCCAAGTAATACAAATTTTACATTTACATATCCATTAGCATCAACAGTTAGTTTAGCAAATTTATTATTTTCTTTTTCTTGAATTTCTTTTTGTTTTTGTTCCGTACCATTTGCAACAACTACAGGATCAGTTGGTGGAACATTTTTTTTAGGACGCTTTTCGTGCTTTGCCTTCATGGCATCTAATAATTTTTTCTTTAAATTTTCTATGCCTTCGCCATTTAATAAAAGTGTATTATTCGCATTTTTATAATAATCGCCTCTTAAAATTTTAGCACTATCTTGAAAATTATTTGATGGAACTAAATCTTTTGGTGTTTCTGTGTCATCTGCTTGTAGTTGCATTTTTTTTTGTAGCTCACCAGATAATTTCTTTGCTTCATAAAAAGCTTTTTGTTTTTCTCCTTGTACGCCGTTTAATTCTCCAAATAACAAATCTAATCTTCTATTAAAAGATTGAACAGTTTGATTATTTTCATTTTCTATTCCATATTGCGTTTTTAGATCTATTCCTCCATCTATTATCTCCTCTTTTGTACCATCAGAAGTAGATTTATATCTACGAACTTTGCCAATTTGTGTATTAGCTTTTACTTGACCCGGAAATAATATAAAAGAATCTGCATCATAATAATTAAATGAGGCATTTAATTTATCTTGCGTACCATCTTCTAGTCTATATCCTGTCCACATGTTGCTTTTTCTAAAGCCTTTTAAAAAGCTATTAACAAATTCTGTATAATAATTTGCCCATGTTATATAATAAACTTTTGTAAATTCGCCAACATTACTTGTGAATATTGTATTTGCATCTTCATAACCAAAAAAAGACACTACAATATCATATTTTCCTATAAATTGATCTAAAGCAAGTCTATTTCTACTAGTTTTTGGTATAAATCTAATACTATTAGTGCCATTATAATTTCGTTTATAGAATAAGCCATCTTCCGTAAAAGCAGTTGCTACAGAAGTGCCATAAGGTATAAGAATTGGCACAACGCTTTGAGCATTATTAGCTTTAAAAACTTCTTCTAATTGCTTAAATAGAGGATTAACATTGGCATCTCCCGATTTAAACATTGTATCATCGCCAATAATTAATATACGTTTATTTTCTACATATGGTAGCAATTTTTGATCTAGTAACGGATTAGAAGGTGGTGGCGTAGCAGGAGTTTCGCTTGGATTTTGTGGAGTGGGAGGACTGCGTATAGAAGCTTTAAAATTTGCAACTTGAGTTAAGAAAAAAAGTTGATCTCTTTTTGCCTTTTCATCTATCTCTAACAAATTTAATTTTCTTACTTGCCCAACTCTTTTTTCTTTTTCTAATTCTTTTAAACGAACTTCAATAGCAAATTGCAAGGCTCTACCCTGTGGATCAAATGCCGCTGGCAAAAATGAATTACCATCCGCCCTAACACCAACAATATTTGCATTTATTTCTGTAGTAAATAGATTTTTTTCTGTAATATTATTTTTAGGATCAATGCCAGTTAATATTTGATATATAGAAGAATATAGTGCAGTTTTTAAACCAACATTTTCATTTTTTAAAGCATCTAGCATTACATCTGAGAATTCGCCAGATGCTTTTAATTGTTTTATTAATTCTTCTTTATCATTGGCATTAAAATTTAATTTTGGATCTGCATTTCTAATATTATCTACTTCTGCTTGTCTTCTATCTAAGAAGTTTTCTAATTTTATTTTAGCATTTTCAAATTGTGCATAAAAGGATGAAATTTTTAGAATATCAGCCTGTTCAGAATTAAGAATTTTATCTACGCTTGCGTGATATTCTATTTTTAGTGCTAAAGTCGCATCATCATTAAAAGAAATATTGTGCGAATAAGGTGTTAAAAATAAAATTAATTTTGTAGATTCTATTGCTCTTTTTAAATCTTTTTTATAAGTTTTTATTCTTGATTGAGGAATATTATATTTTAATATTGATTCTTCATCAATTAGTTTATCAAAAATTTCATCTTTTATTGGTGCGTATCCAACAATAGCTTTTATTCTATAATAATATTCATTAATAATGGTTTGTTTAGTAATATCATCTTTATATGTTCTTGCAGATTGATTTACTAAATCACTATAAAGGAATTTATTTTCTTTAAAATCTGCTGCCTTTGCAGCACTTGGTGTAATGCGAGGATCATCTTTGGTTATAGTTATTGGTTTTAATAAATCTTCAATATTTTGAAAAAATAATTCTAAACTTACTTTTATATTTGTATTAACTTCAGCAGGATTTGTACCTACATATTGATAATTAAAAGATTTTATTCCTGCACCTTTTAATGAGCCTTTGCCAGATAACAAGTCTTTTAATGTATCTTCAACAATTTCGCTTGATTCATAAATACCGTCAGAGTTTTTATATGAAACAGGAATATCGTCAAATGGTATACGCCAATCATATGTTTTATAATCAAATCTTGCTTGACTAGCATTTTTTGGATCAGAACCAATGTTATAAAGACATTTATATAATTTAATAGAAGGCAACAAATAGGAAAGAATAGCAGGAGTTACAGAATCAAAAAATAACTCCATCTGCTCTTGTTTTGTTAGCTGATTTGTAATGCCGAATTGGCCTATTTGTTCTGTACGGTCAGTAGAAAAATAGGTATATTGTTTTTGTTCTAGTTTAGGATCTAAGCTTTTTAATGCTGCTTTTATTTCCGGATAAAGCAATATCAATGCAGCCTGCTCACCAAGAGAATTTTGATAAGAAGCTTGGGAATTTTCTGCTAACGTTGCAGAAGTATCTTTTTTTTCGTCTTTTTCCGGAGGTGCCATTTATTACCCTGTCATGTAGTTTAACAATTTAGAAATTGGTTTAGGTATATATATCGTATCACCAATTTTAACATGAGATTCTGTTGGTGTTGCATTGAATTTTGCAATAATCCACCAATCTTTTGAATCTCCATAATATGTATGCGCTAGTTTATAAAATCTATCTCCTAGTTTCCATGTATGCGCTAAGATAGTTATATTATTATAATCTTCTTGTGTAGGATAATTAAAAGTAGGAGTGTTATATTGTTTAATAAATTTTACATTTCTTTCTCTAAATAATTCTTCATACATTTCTTGATTATTTGTTAAAACTCTTCTATATTTGTATCTATTGAACATAGTTATGGGCTACCTCCGCGTCTGGTCGAATCACCCTGACCGCTTAAAGCATTAGCTATTGCTGATCCTATTTGAGAACTTTTACCAGCACCATTCCTAACATCAACTTCAACACCGCCAGTGGGCTGTCGTCCTGCTGCCGCAGCACCGGTTGGTTCTTGTGCCGTGGCACCTTCTGGTGCTGTGGTTGTTGCTTCCACGGGAACGCCAGCAGTGCTACTAGCAGCTTCTTGTTCTTCTCTAATAGCAACTATCTCATTATTAATTCTTTGTCTTTCTAGCTCAGATACAAGTGCTTCTGTGGCTTGAAAAGCTAATCTTGGAAATTGTACAACTTTCACCTCTGGTCCAATATCGCCTATTCTTGAACCAAGACCATGTTCATGCAAGACATTAAAATTTAATGAAACTTTAACTAATTTTGGAATAATATAATTTTTAACTATAAAAACGCCAGCATCAAGCTCTGGTTTATAATCAAAACCATCTAAATATCCTAATAAACCACCGTTAAGCGCATCGTCACTATCAGCAAGGTCTACTGGTTTAGTGGCATTTTGTATTAAATTAGCAAATTTTATACGAAACATTGGCGGTGAAGATAATATACTTGTACCTTTCTGTGAAGCTTTTATATCCTGATACACGGGATAAAGACCGTTAGTTAAATTTTGTAAATCTGCCATTCTAGTAGCGGCTTCTATTTCATTATATGCTGGAGAATCGAAGGCAAGATTAATCGTTCTTGTAGTATCTTTAAAAGTTGCTATTGGATCCATTCTACCTAATACAGATGTTTTATTCCAATTGCTTTTAAAAGAATCAGAAAAATTTGTTATTATAGCAGGAAAAACCATTTTAGTATTTATAGAAAAAGAATAAATAATAATCTGGTGAGTTGGTTGATTAAATAAATTGCTAAAACCTTGATAAGCCATTATTTTTTTCCTATCTTATAATATTTGCTGTGTTACTATTTAAACCAAACATCTTAGCTTCAAATTCATCAGCGCCAACAACTAAACGTACTTTCATTGGTTGTTCTGCCCCGCCAGCGGTTTCTTTAGCGGCAAACACATTTTTTAGTTCTTTTATGGCAGCAACTAGCGCATCTTTATCTGTATCTTTAGAAGCCGCTTGTGCAACATAATATTGTCTTGCAGCATCTATAAATCCTTTAGCTGGTTTAATTTCTTCTTCAGTAACTGTTTTTGCTGTTGTTAGTACATTATTTAAAGAAGTCATAGCAGTACCAAATTTAACAACATTATCACCTTCACTAATAGAGGCAATTTCTTCAGCTATCATTCTTATTGCATTTACAACTTTTGCTGCGCTTTCTTCAATACCTTCAAAAGCTAATATTTGCGATAAACCAAGCATAGAATCGCCAAATGCTTTTATATTTTCGCTTGTACCTTCGCCAGCAATTGCATCTCTAATGCTGCCTATTGCACCACTTAATGCTCTAATACCAAAAGCACCAATTAACATTAAAGTTGCTGCACTAGCTAGCATTAAAACTGATGCCGATATTGCTAATAAAGATTTAACTGCTTCTGGTCCAAGGCTTTTGGCAAGAGCGCCTATGCTTTTAACTAATTCTGCCATACCAAGCGCTGCAAGAGCTATACCGCCACCTAACATCAATACCGCGCCACCTAAAGCTAACACTCCAAGCGCTGCTATTGCTGTTACTGGGGCCATTTTAGCCATTATTGCAACCATGACAACGAATGCAATAAGAAAAATACCTAAAGCAGCAGCCGCAATAGGCGCAGCATCACCTAAACCATTAAACGATGCTACAAGTGCTGCCAAGCCTTCTGCTGCAAGAAATACGCCAGCACCAACCATTAATGCAGATGCACCCAACGCTAACAAACCTTTTTCACTAGCATCTGCGGCTTCGCCTATTGCATAAATGATAGGCGGTAGCATTAATAATGCAAATAGTAATATTGGCGAATGTGGAACAAGCAAAGTATCATGTAAAAACATTAAAGCCATAGCAACAGCAGCTATTACTAAACCAATTTTAGATCTTGTAGTTGTCAAATCTAAAATAGCCCAAGCTTCTTTAAAAGCAATTATAGCTTTTGTAGAAGCTAGCCATATACCAACACCGGCAGCAATTATTACCAATAAGCCGCGAGTTTTATCATTCAATGCAACAATAGTTTCAACGAAATATTTAAATAATGTAGCTAACGGAGCTATAGCAACTACTAAACTATCAAAAGCAGCGCTCATTTGTTTAGTAACATCCGCTGCGGCAGCTTGAGTTTTTGCCAACTGTTCTTGTGTTGCTTCTTGTTGCATCATATCCATGCGAAGTTGAGATGTAGAAGAACTAAATAATTTATTTGCTTCATTTAAATCACTTATGCCTATTGCAGCAGCAATTGCTTTTTTCTCATATTTGCTTAATTGATCAAAATTCTTTCCGCTAGCATCAAACGATTCTTTTAATAAAACTATTCTTTCGCTTTCTGTCGCATTTAACATCTCTACAGAATTTAAATAATCACCGCCTAATACTGCGTTTAATTTACCAGCAGCACTAGCGGCTCCTTCGAAAGTATCAAAGGAGTCGCCAATAATACCATTTAAAGTCCCCATTTCCATTCCAAGACTTTTAGCAGCTTTTTCCATGCCAATAAATACATCTACTCCTTGTTTACCATAAGCTGCCATTTTGCTCATGGCGGGACCAAACTCACTCAACATTTTGCTAGGTGCAATACCAGCACCAATAGCTGCTCTAGCTAATTTATCGTTTGTTTGCACTGCTTCTTCAGCGGTCATTTTGAGAGATTTGGTTAACGCATCAAAGTTTTTACCAGATGTTTCAACGCTAACTCCTAGATTTTTCATTGCAGCAGCCGAACCAGCTAATTTAGTTTGTAAGTCTGGTTGTAATTTAGAAAAATCACTCATTGTTACGAATAAAGATCCAGCTGCTTCGCGCATATCTTTAAAACCAACACCAAACTTAGCCATACCTTCTGCACTAAAATTAGTCATGTCAGCTATTTGACCAGTGGTGGCAGCAAATTGGCTATTAGCTTGTAAAACATCAGTAAATAATCTACTAGCTATATCTGCTACTTGTAATACTATAGCGGCTTGTAAAGACATTTTTGAATTAAGAGCATTAAATAATGTGCTTAAACCAGTTGTTGAAGCAAGCTGACTTTTCATACTATCAAATATTTCAACGTGAAGATTACGTTCACGTTTTATAGCTTCAGCTCTTAATAATAATTCTTCTTTTTCTTTTCTTAATAACTCTAATCTTCTAGCGATTTTTTCTGATTTTTCCTCTTCTTTTTTTTGTTCTTCTTTTTTTGTAGCTAATTGTTCACGTAAATTTGTTAATACTTGTGCATCCGCTTTATCTAATTTTAAAGTTTCTTGTAATATTTTTTTTTCAAGATCGGCAATTTCATTAGTTCTTTCTAATCTTTGCTTAATATATTTATCCGCATCTCTTTGTATTGCTCCCTCCTTTTCAGCTATTTGTGTTAATTGTTGCAATCTTGTTTCGGTCAACAAATTTATTGATTTCATTAAATCTGCTTCTCTTTTAAGAGATTCCAATTCAGATGCTGTTAATTGACGACTGCCACCCGGTTGAGGAGCAGCAGGAGGGGTGGGTGGCGCAGCGGGCGCTGGTGGTGTTCCGGGTGGCGTGGGAGGTGGTGCCATTTAAAAATTCCTCAAATAATTATTGTATAAGTTAATTAGAGCACAAAAGAAAAAAGAGCGAGTTTTAGCTCGCTCTCTGTTTATTTTCTAGATGCTTTTTGAACAGCATCATTTTCTTCTTTTAATTGTTCCGAGAGTTTATCAACAAACCATTTTCTCAATGCTACTGGTAAATTATAACTCTCAAAAAGACTGAAACCACCGTAATATTTTAAATAGAAAAATATTTGATAGATATTTTCTTGGTATTCGCTACTTAAACCAAAAAAAGTCTGCGGTCAGTGGCACCTCCATTTCGGTTTCATATCCGCAGGAAGAACAATTAAAAGTTTTTGTTAAATCAATACCTTTAACATATTTGCTATATGTTTTACGTAAATATCTTGAATCTGCCGCTGGCATAGCCTCTATGGCTTTTTTAATTAACTCTTTATCTTCTACGTTCTGGATGCTAACGATCATGCCTTTTAGCTGTTCCATTAACAGTGAATCACCGCCAGCACTATTTTTCTTGCTTTCACTTATGCGTATCAAGTTCTTTTCATCATATCCATTTAACGCACGACATATAACGCGCCATTTAGTAGAAGGTAATTCAATAACAAAAGTACCGTTCATTTCTACTGGAAAATCAGCTTGAGGTTCTTCATCTTCTTCTTTGTAAACTTTTTCATAAAGATCAAACGTACTTTTTACTTTTGCGTTGCAAGATGGACAAGTAACTTGCGTATCATAACTTGGCCCATAAGCTGCTATGCGTGCCGCAACAAGTATTGCATTACGATCTTCTGAAGTGATTGTATCTGTGTTGATGCTTTTATCAGTTACTAAGGATGCTATTAGCTTATCAAGAGCAACGCCTTTTTTTAATAGGCTGCGGGAAGTAAGAATATCTTCTTCCTTTGCAGTCATTTGCTTGATTTCTATAGTATCTTTACCATGCAAAGGGTGATTTTGTGGATAAAATTTGCCTTTTGATGGCAGCGGCACTAGTTCTGTTGGAACTATAAAATCTAATGATAAACCGCTTTGTGCTGCTTGTTTTGCTACTTGTTCTACAGGTGTTGCGTCTTGGCGTTGTATATTGGCACCAAGACGCTCTTCGTTGTTTCTCATTTACTACCTACGCTTTCTTTAATTTGTACCAGCTGATTTAACTTCTCCTATAGCGTCATCATATGAGTCGTTTGCAGAAACATCGGCAGTACTACCAATGAGTTTAGCCCAATCATAACGCACTGTACAAGAAATCTCCACTATTTCATCACTACCATAATCTAATGAACCATAATTAACATTTGTAAAAAATGGATTATTTAATAACCATTCTTCAATTTTATTACCATTAGAATCAATTTGTATTAAAGAAATACCATTAGCAGCAATGGCTTCACCAAATTTTTGCTTAGAGATTGTTTCAACCGCGTTCTCATTTGTTGGTTCAATATAGCCAGCCAATTTTGTTACTAGATCCATTAATAAAGTAGCATCTGGATCTGCTACAGATGCAAAAGTAACATTGATTGCTTCCCATTCAAGACGACCGGGATAATAAAAACTATGATTTAAATATTTATGTGTTATTTCACCAATTTTATATTTTGGTTTATCGGTTTTTTTTAATGCAAAGCGAATATTGCTTAAATCAGCTCCGTTATTACCACCAAACAACATATACCATCTAAACTGTCTTTTAGGTTCTGGTCCTGCTGCATTCCAAAATGCCATTTTATTTATTCTCCTAATATATATACTACATTAGTATATAGTATTTAAAATATTTTTTAATCTGCGAAAGATGCACCAGTAGGCAAGATTACGAAGTCAAGAGCAATAAATTCTATTGCACGGGTTGGTTTCAAAAGAATCTTAGCGTAAACAACATTACGATCTACCAAATCTGGTGTAGTGGTTGTTTCATCGAGAACCACACGGAAATCACTTAAACCAAATCTTGATTTAACTCCATCAAGGAATGGTACAACCAAATTTGTAAAGCGCTTCCAAGTTACTGCTGCATTTGGATCAAATAGGATAGTGCTAGCAAAACGGCTAATTTCTTTCTTCAAGTAAATCATCAAGCGACGAACATTGATACGATCAAGGGCGCTAGGAGTTACTTGTAGAGTCTTTTGACCAAAGATTACAATACCTTCTGCTGGGAAGCTAGCAATTGGATTAATATTTGCTTCATAAAGAGTGTCACGATCTTTAGAAGTTAAGCGTAGGGCTGTTTGTAATACTGGCAAACCCGCAGCGCCATTTGTTAAACCACCGCGATTAAATCCTGCTGGAGCAAACCATAATTCTGTGTTAGCTTGTGCGCTAGAGAATGTACCAAGGGCAGCAACAGAAGGTGGAACCCAAACAGTGCTTGAATTTAGGTTATCTCTAACTAATACCCAAGGGAAGAAAGAGCAACCATAGCTGCTATTAATAGCACGATCTTTTAAATTAGATACGGTTGTATTAACATTTGGTTTACGTTGTGCAGCAGTGGTAGTGTGAGAGGCTTTACCTTCTTCTGGGATATAATCGCCATTCAAGTCAAGAACTGCTAATGCGTCACCGCGTTGTTCACATTTATCTAACAATAAAGCAGTAAGGGATTGATTGTCAACACCGGGAATAGCAGCTAAATTCATTTCAACAACTTCTGGATCTGAAATGCTTTCAATTGCTACTTTGATGCTATTATAAGCATAGTTGCTAATATCGGTACCACCTACTGCCAATACTCTTCTATTAAATGGATCTTTTTCAACGATATTTAAACCATCAAAGCCACCTACAAGTGGAACGGTGAATTTATTAAATGTTGAAAGAACTAATGAAGAATTAGTGATAGAACCGGTTGTATTTGTTTGAGCGGTTAAAGAAAGACCATCTTTTCTAAAACCCTCTCTCCAAGCGCAGGTTGACAAATCAAGTACGCTACCACTTACAACACTACCCGATACATCATCAAGACTGAATAGGAAAGAATATTTTGCTGCGTCATAATTATATGGACGAGCGCGAACTACATCAACAATGTCTTTATTGTGCTTTCTTACAGTTCCATAATTTGTTTTTAATCCCCAATATAAAGATGATGGAGAAGGTATAAACGATAAATCGCTACCAGAAATAACTAATGGTAATTCTGGAAGTGAGAAGCTGGCAGAATATGTGCTTGTAGCAGAGCCGGTAATTTGGGTACCAATAAAGCTACCAGCAGCACTAATACTACCAGAAGAAGTACCAGTAACTAATTTATCATCTAGTATTTGTGGACCATAGAAACCAAAAGGCAACAAATCGGCATCAGATAAGCCATTTTCTACATCTGGATTTAATTGTACTCTAACAAATTTAGATTTATTATCGTAAGTACCATATTCAAGATATTTTTTATCTGTATAGCTCCATTCTGTATATTTATCACCGATTCTTCTAGCAATAAAGTTTTCAGATGATGGATCTAATGTTAAACCATTAAATCTTTCAAGATAAACAGGATTCAAATCATTATCATCAATTTTACGGATAGAAACAGTAAATGTACCATATTTAATGAATTCGTTAGCTGGTTCTTTGATATCTTCAATGCTAATTTTTAAGTTTTGGCTATTCCACTCACCTTCAGAAAGACCGACTAATTTAAATAGATTTGTTACAGGATATGCATTTGAAGCACCAGAAGCTTCAAAAGATCCGGTCACACCTTTATGTTGTGATACGATCCAGCCAGTTGATGCGGCTTCAGCACCTTTTTTGAAATTACCAAAATCTAATGAGCTGCTTACTAATGGTAACAATATTGCAGCATATTGGTCAGCCGCTGTTGAACTGTGGCCCTTAGCAGCTACCCAAGTTGGAAAAGTTTCACCAAGAAAATAGTTTTCAGCAGAAGAAACAACAGTAGAATTTGTTAATGTTGGATTTACATTTAACGCATTACGAATATATTTTTTAGAAGATTCATTTAAGTTAACATTAAAACTTTTGCCATTCAATACCATTTGGACTTCGAAACCAGCACCATCAGTACGAACCCAAGTTGCTTTTTGATTGCTTACGCTTCTTGTGGAGCCACTTAATGGATAACCACTAAGACCAATAGAATTATCTTTAGAATAAATAATTGCTGCCAATGGTGCGCTACCAGAAACATTATATACTTGGTTAGAACCAGTTAATGGTGCTAAAAACAAACCATAAGCAGTTTCAGTACCTAATTTCCAACCAGCTTTTGCATCGGTAGTATTGCCAGCATTTTCATTTTGAAAACCGCCCAAGCGAACGAATGTTAATGGATTAGAATTTCTTAAATATGCTTGTGCGGCGTAAACGCCATATGTAGGAGCTAAACGATTACCATCGCGCCATACATCGCCACCCTTACCACCAGCTACCGGTTCACCAAATAATTCGACAAAATCAGCAAAGCTTTGTACTTTTACTGGGCGCATCATAGGACCGCGTAACGAACGACCAATAACTACTGGTCCCATAGCTTCTGGGGTTCTAGGAAGCTGTGAATTATCTATTTCATTTATTTGCACACCGGGGGAAACAAATCTAAACTTGGCAACTGACATTATCTAATTCTCCTTTGGGAGTCTACAAAAATTTGTAGTCTAAATACTTAATATAAATAGTAGTTCTTTTTTTGAAAATACTATAATTATTATTTTTATTTGGCGTTAAATACGCTTTCACGCGCCTTAATACATTTAGCAATAATTTCAAATTTATTATCTATTTGACCAAATAATAACTTTGGTTCTGCTAGAGTAATAATTTCATAAAACGTATCACCATAAAGAACAAAATCTCCTTCTCTAACAAGCAGATCTTGATCTTCGGTTAATCTACGTTTGTGAAACTGGACAGTTATAGAAGTTCTACGATCTATACCAAATGCTTCTGTAGTTGTACTGCTGCCCTCCCACTTAACAAGAGCTAAAACTTTTATTGGACTTAAAAAAGTTTTTTGTATAGCTTCACCATAAATATTATATTCTGTAAACTGGCGACTTATTGGATAATAAGTAATTGTTTGACCAATGACTCTTTCAATAATTTCGTCATTAATTTGTTTTACTAGTTGTCGCTCTTTCTCACCAAGAAATAACGGAGGAGGAGGCGCATCTGGTTGGGTGGCAATATTATTTCCTTCTTCTGTTTTAGTTTTTTTATTTCTTGCCATTTATTTATCCTACATAAATCAAGTTTGGATTATAAGTTTGTGTTTTAGAAGCATCTTCCATCATTTTTGCGCTATCTTCATTAATCTTTAAATAAGTCATATCGGCTAGCTGCGTTTTTAATTCTTCGCGTAATTTATCTTGTTCTTCTTTTCCTTCGGTAATTAATTTATCGCCATTTAAAGTTACAGCATCTCCGGGAATAGGAACATTAGCAAACTTGCTTCTAACTTGTCCTAACATTTCTTTACATAACGCCAAGCAAAAACGACGAATCCATTGTTTGCCAATACTATTAATTTTATTATATGGAATGTTTTGAAATGGTAATGTATTCATATTATTAATACCATTTACTCCGGAATCAATAGATGAACCATCTGGATTTTTACCGGTTTCCGTCCAAGCATCTTCAGAAATGCTGAAATCAAACCAAAAATTAGCTGGAGAAGAAGCATTTGGTACAGGGAATATACGAACTTTATTATTTCTTAATTGAAAAGACCAATCGCTAACGCGAGTTTTAATTGCGTCTTCATAGGCCATAGCTTGTAGTTTATTTTGCCATACTGGTATTATTTCAAACGTGCTATCGTCAGCATATTGACCATATGTTGATAAATTACCAACAACGTTAAGACCACCAAAATAACCATAAAAATTCCAAGAAGCACCAATCGTTTTATAATATACTTTATGAATATTTATTCTTTTATTATTCAAATTCCAACCATTTGCCGCTGCTGATGAAGATACTGCCGCTTGTAAATCATAATCTTGTACGTCTGGTTGTGGAGAAAACGATGCAGAATAAATTGGCTGATTGCTGTTCAAAGAAGCAACCGTATTAACTCCCATAGCAATATTTTTTGCATATGTAAATTGCATTTTTGGAAAAGATAAATTAGCATTATTTAAGTCAGAGGCATTACTACCAGTTAATTGTCCATCGCTATTAAAAGAGCCAGTGCTTTGTCCTAAAACAAATGGTAGTGCATTTTTAGATTGATGTATGTTGATTAAATATGAATATTCTAAACACGCTTCTTCATATGCAGTATATACTTGTGATTCTACTAATTCTATATCTAATACATCTCCACCAAGTTTTTTATAAATATATGCAACTTGTTCAGCAGAGCCATTTTTATATTCATTAATTTGTTCACTGTTCCAATAATTTGTATTAATATATACACCAAAAGGTATACTTGAAGTTATAACATTATTAACATTACCTGTTGGTGGTAATATAACTTTACTTGATACAGAAGCAGGAGAAAACGTAGGAAGCGCCATTATTAATTCCTCATTAATAATATAAATAGTTTTATTTATTAGCTTTTTACAAATAAAAAACCCCCTGCGATTGCGAGTCGCAGGGGGCAAAGAATTGCTTCTTTAATTAACTATTAACCAAGCAAATTGGTTACTACTACAAGACCATACATGTCTGGACGAACCATTGCCTTACCATAACGGGTCAAAACAGCCTTACGTGGTGTAAAGTTGTTTGGATCGAAAATGGTTGGTGTAGATTGTAGTGGTACATATGGTGCATATACGTAACCGCTTTCTAGGAAGGAACCGCCCTTACGACCTACGAGAATTACGTTACGGAGGAAGTATGGGTGAACAATTACATCCCATTTCTTGTTTAGATCGCCTACTTTAACAGCGCCTACGGAACCCTTGTCTACATCGCTGGTTACGGAAGCACGGAAACCGCTGGTGAATTCAAGAATGTTAGCAACTTCTGGTGAGCAAACTAGGAAGTTTGCACCACCGCGTAATGTCTTACGGTGAATGTTTGCAGATACATCATTGATGGTTTCAACAAGAGTTTCATACCACATGCTGACGTTACCAGTGAAATCAGGAGTACCAGAAGCGCCAATTTCAGCACCAGTTTCACGATTTACAAACTTACCGGGGCTGCGGGACCAGTACTTAACGCCAGCAGTTTGACCCTTGACGAGATCGTTTAGGATTTCTTGATCAATTTCAAGACCGATTTGTTCAGACAACATGGATGTTAATTCAACTTCTGCATCTAAGTTATGATAAGCATTCAAGTCTTGGCCTAATTCTGGAGTCCATTGTGCCTTGAGCTTACGGGTACGAGCAGTAATTGAGAAAGAATCAACCTTTAATTCAATTTCTGGAATGTCTGCTGAACCTTCAAAGGTCCAAGGAGTAGCGCCAACAGTTGCACCAAGAGCATTAGTGCCAACGTTTTGAAGATTATCCTTAATTGGATAAGAAAGACCAACGTGTGTTTTACCACTTAGTAAGTCTGCTTTAGCAGTTGAAGAGTCTGAAACTACTACTAGTTTTAGATTAGAACCATCTACTTTTGTTAAACGGCGTACAACGCGAGTGGTTGTACCAGCTAATGCAGCACCAGCAGAAATATCACCAGCAGCAGCAGAAACAGAAGCTGTCAAGCCGACAATTGACACTGCAAATACATCTTGCAATGCTAATAGATCACTTTGGCTCATAGAAACCAAAGGAATGGATAATACAGCACCAGATACGAAAGTGCTGTCAGTTAGAATGTCTGGATCATGACGAATAGCAGAAAGTTGAGCCGCTGTAGCAGTTGCTAATTTGAAATCTTCTACACCAACGCTACCTGTTGCTACTGAACTGTGAAAACGTGATGTATTATAACCATTAGCTAAATTATAGAAACCCTTTTCAGCATAATCAACTCCATCTACGCGGACACCGCCAGTGATTTGTACACCAAGGCGATCACCAAAGAATGAAGAAGAAACTTCAAATACTTTATCAGCCGCATTACCAATGCTGCTACCACGGCGGAAATCCATGAAGAATACAAGACCGGATGGTAAGCTCATTGGTTGTACGGATACGAGATCGTTAGCAATTAAGCCAGCAAATACGCGGCGTACTATTGGGAAAGCTACAGCAGCAAAACCTTGGACATCACCTCCTGATATTGTGGTTGCTTCGCGGAGTAATTCTTTTGCTTGGTTTTCAAGCAACACTGCCATTGTTGACTTTTCACGTTCAGTCTTTAAACCTTCTAAAAGACCAGACTTTTCCCACTTGCCTACAACTGCTTTTGTTTCATTTAACATATTGCGTTCTACAACGCCTTCTGTTAATCTTTCTAATACGTTACTCATTTTATATCTCCTTAAGATAGTTATTTTTTAATACCCGCTAGGGCTTTCATGCGTTCTGCCATAACATCATTGATGCTATTAGCAGTTGTTTTCTTTACTACAAATGGCGATTGTGTTCTATTCAACGTTTCGCGTAGAGATTGTGGTGCTTCTTTTACAGGAGAAACTGTCTCTACAGCATTTTGAACCGTTTCATAAATTGTTTTCGCCGCCAATACACTATCCGCTTTAGAAATAGATTCGACAATTGTATTTTTTTGTCGCTCATTCAAGGAGACATTCGCTAGAGCTTTGTTTGTGTATAAAAGTTTTGCATTTGAAACATTCATTTTTTCTACTTGTTCTTTCAATATTTCAAGCGTAGACAACATTTTATCATTAAATGCTTTTAACTTAGCATTTTCTTTTACAAGATCTTTTAATCTTTCTTTTTCTTCTTCGCGTGCTTTTACGGCGGCATCATCACGGGCGGCGGCGCGTTCAACATCCATCAGACGTTGTTTTTCAACAGTTGTTGAACCCATATATCCACGACCTTGACTTTCTGGTTTTAAGTCAACACGCATTTCTTCTGCCAATTCAATTAATTCTTCTTCAGATAATTCTATAGATTCAGCAACAGGTTCCGGGGCTGAAGCGGCCATAGCAGCATCTTTTTTTGCTTTTTCTTTAGTAGCTGCGTCTTTTTTCATTGCTGCTTGCTGTTCTTTTTCGGCAGCTTGTTTTTTTAATCTAGCAGCGTCAGCTGTTTCTTGTGAACCAGCTGTGGCCGGATCTTCTAATTCAACTAGTTCTATTTCTTCTAGCTTTTCTACTGATTCTCCATTGCCAGAATATGTAGAGCCTTCTTCTAATTCATCTTCTTCAGATAATGATTCATCTAGTTCATATTCTTGTTGCTCTTCTTTTTCTTCTTCTAATGGTGCGCCAGCAGCTAGCGAATCTTTAGATACATCTTCAGTTCTAGTTCCTGTACGATCATATTCTTCTTCAACTATTTCTTCATGATCAAGCATTTCCATCATTGAAGCGCGTATTTGATCAAAGTTAATAGTAATTAATTCATCTTCTGGGCCATCTAAAAATGCTGTTTTAACACTTTTAAATGCATCTTTTTTATCAGAAGAATTATTCGCAGGAGAAGCACTTACGGGAGCAGGAGGCACCGCAGCACCCGGAGCAGGAGATGTATCAGTTGTGGTAACTGGTTGTTCTTGCTCTAAGAGCTTTTCTACTGTTTGTTTAAATTCTTGTGAATATTTTTCTACTAGTGTGTTTTCAGCATTTTTGATAGCTGCTTCTTTAAGAGCAGCAGCATCAATAATAGCTTGTTGTAACAAATCAGACATTAAAAATTCTCCTGTAATTCAGGAACAAATACTAATACTTTCTCTTAAATAGTATATTTGAAACCAAAATGACAATTATTGTTTGGTATGTGTTTGCTTTTGCACAACTTTTTTCTTCTTTTTAGAAACTTTTTCTTCTGTATGCGCTTCTAAATTAGCGATTTGTGCGTTACGCTTATATTTTAATTGCCTTCTGCGTTCTAAAACACTTGGCTTATCATGCCTTTTTGTATATGCGGAATATTCATATAGATATTGTGTTAGTGATTCTTTGCTACAAGCTTTAAGAAATTTATTTATCAATAATTCATTATTTTCTAAAGATGGTTGTAAACCTTTTGGTAGTTTTGTTTCTAAATGTATCGGACGCTTACTCATTACTTATTTCACTTTCTTGCCATTAAGGGCATTAAACGTTGCTTTCATTTTACCACTCATTAATCTGCTAATATCAACACCTGAATCAGATGGATTAAAACTTGTTACTGCAATTGCTGGTGTATTTGGATTACCGCCTTCAGTTAGCGGTGCGGTACCAGCAAAAGCATCAAAACCGCCCATCCCAATTTCATCTAGCATTTTTTTTCTAGCTTCTACTAGATTTTGTTTTTTTTGTTGTACAGCTTCATTATTTAATTGTTGAACTATTTTTGGTTGTTCAACTTGTTCAGTTAATTTTACGCTTTCGGAAAGCATTTTAGTAAAACCTTCTTCTATTAGCACTTCCTTTAGGCATTCTTTGATTAAAGGTTTTATTAACTTTTTTAGTTCTTCTTTTTTCATGATAACCTCAATGTATAAATAGAATTTTATTACATAAAAGGTATTTTTTTAAATACCAAGACGTAAAGTACCGGTAGCAAAAGTAACATTTCCAAAAATACTAGTATTGCCCATAAGGTTTAAAGTACCAGAACATATAAAATTACTAGAATTAAAAGTTGTATCTGGTTTTACTTTAAGAGTTCCTTCATTAACTTTTATATCTCTTGAATTTAAAGAGTTTTTACTACCAGATAAAAATACCGTTCCAGTACCAGCTTTAATTAAATCATAATCGCCAGTAATATCGGAATAAATTGCTGTAGTACCAGTTCCTTTAAAAGTTGGAACACCAGATATCTGCACGCTGCTGTTTAAATTCAATAATCCATTTGATGTAATATCGTTAGTATAAGTATCAAATAAAGAATTAAAACTTGCTGTGTTGTTTGCCGTTACTGTTAAACTACCACCAGAATTAATTGTAAAATTACCTGCAACACTAGAAGTACAATTTAATATTAATGAATCGCTTATTTGATGAGTTATAGAATTAGAAGTCGTATTTAAACTTTGAGTTATAACAACAGAACCACCAAAATTAAAAGAATTACATTCTAAGCCTTTTTCAAAAGTTAAACTACTTGGATTTATTGCTTGAAAACCATATGTTGTATCCTCAGAAGAACTAACCGGCACTTTAAATATATATTGACTAGAACCTAAAAGACCATAACCAATTGTTAATACATAACTACCAGTGAAAGTACATGTATCAGTAGTATAAATTTGTCCAGTTGTTATATTTGTGCCAAGAGTTATAGTTCCACCGCCAGAAGAAAAATCCGCTTCTTTTAAAACTCCATTAGGCCAAACTATATTATCTCCAGAGCCATCGCTATTTTGATTCCAATTAGCAACAGACGTACTCCATGTGCCGCTACCACCTACTAAGCCACCATTACTACCATTCGTATCCCAATATATTGTATCAAATGATGGCATTAAACTAATCTCACTTTAATAGCTTTATTATCAGTAGCATTTATTATTTCTTGTACTGTTAAGCCAACCGGTGGAGTTACTGTTAAATTAGCAAAACCAGTCAATGTACCAGTATAAGTAATAATTATATATGTACCAGCTTTAGTAAAATTAGCAGAACTTAATTCAATGTTTGTTGAATTATTAAAAGATAAATCACCAGTTATATTCATAACTATGGTTTGCAAATTTGGATTTATATTTTTAACTATTATCGTTGGCATAATTAAACAGTATCAGCTTTAAATGTAAAATATAAATCAGAAAGAGTTGTGTCTTGAGAACTTGGCGCTAAGACGCTAAATGTTTCTCCTGCAACAAATGAAGCGGAATTTATTGTAACAGTACCAAAAGAATTATTAGCACTAAATGCCACTGACCCGATCAATGTTGCATTTCTATATAAATCAAAGGTTTTAGAAGCACTACTTGTTATAGCACTATAAAAATAATGATCTGCGCTGGTAGTGGAAAAATCATACGATCTAACCGCAATAAATCTAAATATTGTTTCTGAGGCGAGTGGTTTACCATTATATATACCCGCTATATCATATGCGGTACTACCACCACCGCCAGAACCAGTTATTTGCACACCATTAACATATAGCGATGTAAAATCAGCACGGGTGCCACTTAAATCATTTAAGAAAGTAGCCACTCCAACGGTTGTAAGTGTATTCGATAGAGTAGTTGGTCCAACTAATGATGAAGTATTAGCAACTAAAAAGTTACTTGCTGTTACATGAGAGTTTAATGATGTTATACCGTTTACTGTTAAATTACTAATTAGCTGCATATTATTAGATGCAGTAATGTTACCATTAAATATAATTAGTGGAGCGCTATTAACAATATTTGCAGAACTAGATAACAAAATACCACTCGTAGAGCCAGCAGTACCAACCGCTACATAATCTCCAGTGTACGAAATACCGGCATTAGATCCCGAAATCAATCTTACGCCTCTGGCAACTACAGGAAAAGAAACGTTTATTATATCAACACCGTATATACCACTTGAACCAATTCTATAACCAGTTGTAGCTATTGGAGCAGCAAAAGTTGGTGAACTTGTTGTAGCAATGCTTTGTGGAAGCGATAAAGTTACAGATCCACTAGCTGCGGCAGTGCCACCATTAACCAATACTTGATTTGCAGTACCAGCTATAGTAGTTAGAGATCTAACATCACTACCAAAATTACTAATATTAGAAGCAGTAATGTTTGTTATATTCGCACCACTACCACTAAATGAAGCAGTAACAGAAGTTAATGAAATATTTGGTTGTAACGTTATTGGGTTATCACTTGTGCCGCTACCAGTAATATTTCCTGAAGATGATACTGCGCTAACACCACCACCGCCAGTTGAGGATATAACTCCGTTAGTAATATCAATATTAGTTCCGGCACTAAATTGGCCTCTAACGTCATTTGTAAAATTACTAATATTTGAAGCCGTTAGATTGTCAATTTGTGAACCATTGCCAAAGAAAGAAGCAGAAACGCTTTGGAAAGTAACGTCATTTTTTATACCAATAGTAAATGTATTGCCAACTTGACTTGAAGTTAAATTAGAAGAACCGGTAATTACATTAAAAGATAAACCAAGCGATAAACTATGTTCATTAATAATTACAGAACTATTTTGTAAAGCAGAGTTAGGAATATTTGTTAGATAATAACCACTACCAGTAAAGTATGAAGCAGTAACAGAAGTTAATGAAATATTTGGCTGTAATGTTATTGGGTTTTCGTTTGTTCCGCTACCAGTAATATTTCCTGATGTAACTAAATTACCAGCACCGGAAGAGCCAGTTATTTGTACACCATTAACAAATAGAGTATCAAAATTTCCTAATGAACTTGTTATACCAGCACTAGCGGTAATTGGTGCATTAGCAATTATTTTATCAACTGTTGAATTACCAAGCGTTATAGTATCAGTACCGGCTGACGATATGTCCATACCGCCAGATGCGGTAATTCTTGTTAAAATACGCATTTATTCACTATCCTATACCAGCACTACCAGAATATTCACTTGTTAAGCTATAGCCAGTTATTCCCGTTAATTCTGCTGCAATATATACACCAGAAACATCTGTTGTAGTATTACTTAAAAGAAATAATTTATCTGTTTTCACTCTTAATTCAATATAATCGTTATTTTTACCAATATTTGTGTGTGGCTCTACTAGCCAATATTTACTTGCGGAACTGCCACTTACACCAAGAACACTAAAGCCAACTCTTAACCCATTAGTAGCATCATTGTTGTGAACATGAATTCTTTGTGTTATAGAAGGAAATGTAATGACTGTTGGAGCTTGCGTACTAGCAGAAATAACTAAGTTTCCGGTGACATAAGGTATACCACTTACTTGATAATTTCCAACACTTCCTAAACCTGCTTTATATTGAAATTCAGCCATTTTCTTTATCCTTTTACTATTTCATTAAGTAATCTGTTTAAGCGATCTGCCTTTGTCCATATTTTGTTTGGATCAAGAGTGCGCTTTTTGCCTTCGCTCATCATAAATGCACCGGGAGTGCTTGGTTCTTGAACGAAATCAAAACAAATAAGCTGAAAATCATCTTCAACTATTGTTTTTCCGCCTTCTTTACGAGTGCTACCCAAGCCACGACTAG